ACATCTTCTTCGGCACTAACTAAAACAAAAGGAACATTATCAGTAATAACTATTTCGTATTGACGAGTTCTATAAGTTCCAAGGGGTTCAAAATCAATAAAAAATTCTTTATCGCCAAGTAAACCTAACTGCCCATCGATATAATCAGAAAAATTTAATTCACCATCATCTTTATATCTAATTTGAACTACTGGTTGCGTAGACCCGGTTCCGTATCCTCTTTTTATTCTTAATCTTAACCTACTTGAAATTTTCCACTTATCAGTACCATGACTAATATGGCCTGTCGTTCTTACAAATCGAATCGGATTATCTGCACTCGTATTTGATTCATTTGTTAATTTATAAATCTTACCATCTTTACGACTTCCAATTAAATTTAAATTCCAAGGAACTGATTTTGCGTAGCAATTACCTATCCATCTATTGAAAGTTGATGTTGAATTATCCCACTCGGCTAATCTAAACCAAGCATCTAAAAAATAATCATATGCAAGTGTTATATTTTGCTCTTTAAAATTAATTATATAAAAGTGCTTTCCTGCCACTGTTACATTAAAAGCTGTAGCATCCTCAATATTTTCAAATGAATCAATAAACTTATCAAATGGGGTTGATAGTATTTTAGGTGTTCGATCAGATAGCTGAATCAACCGCTTGTCATTATCAAACCAGAACAAAGTATTATTAGCTTTAACTAAGGTATACTTAGCTGACATACCACGTTCAATAAATGTACCGTCTAACTTAACTATTGGTGTAACGCCATCATTATAAAAAGATTGCGTACTTTGTGTTCCTACCCCTACTAATTCTTCATAATTAGAAATTATAGCCATTAATATATCTGGAGCCGCATTTGCAGAAAGAAAATTAAGAACATCCCAGTCGATTGCATCGCCCACTTCTGAAAACCAAATTTTATTAGTGCCAACCTGATTAGCAATAATATAGCTATCTAAAAAAGTGACATGTGAAACGGTTGTAGGCGCTCCTGTGTCAGTTATTTCAGCAGTATTATTTGTTCCATCTGTATAATGCATTTTACCGCCATTAGCCATAACAAGTGTAGTTTGATTATTAGTAAATGAAACAGGCGTTTTTAAATTTAATTTTGTTCCTGTTATTTCGGTAAAGTTTCCATATTTATCATCAATTCTAAATACTCTTCCATTTGAAACAGCAATAAATTTATTTATATTTGACCACCAAAAAATACCATCAACACCAGTATTAATACCTGTTCCTAAGTCACAAAACTCTTCTACTCCTGGGAATTTAATACTTGATCCTGATTCATCAATATAGCTATTAATTAACTCATCGCTAGTTATGCTATTACTAATATCATCCACATTTTTATATGCTTTTGTATTTATTGGTAATTTTACTGTTGGCATATGTATTCCCCTCTACACTAAAGCAGCTGATGTATTTTTATTAGTAATACTTGTTTCGCTAATTGAAGTTAAATTTGCTATGTCGATATTTTGGTTATCCCAAATATAAAAATCAGTAATCACACCAGCCGTATACAATCTAGTTTGTGTGGCCGTGCCTTGGTTATCTCCTAATCTATTATTTGTAAAAAAACATTGATCTAAGTAATACAAGAAAAATGAATTATTCAATGCAGAAGATCCAGAAGAGGTTTGACCATTATTAATAGATAAATTAAAGTCACACTCTACCAATTCAGCAACTGAACCACCCGATCCACCATCGACATAGATCCCTGTGTATTCTGAGTTATATACGTGGTTATTCTTTATCGATATATAACATTGCGTAAAATTAGGCGTTCCATTTTCTGTCTTGTATATTCCGTATGTACCGCTATCTGTAATAAAATTATTATCAATCGTTAAATATTCAACATTACATGTAACACATTTAATAGCTGATTGAGTTAATTTATTCCCATTAATCTTAATTTTATTTATATAGTCACCAGTAGCATTTCTTACAGTAATATCATTTTGAAATTGCCCTGATGAATTCGGACAAAAAACAGTGTTATTTGAAATATTTAAATTAATTATTTCACTTGCTGATCTAGTAAAATTATAAAAATAAAAAACCCCATTAGCTAAATTTGATGCTAAAGAATGAATATTATTATCTGTAAAATCTAACTGTGAATCATTTTTTATCGTTCCACAATTGCTATTACCACCAAAATCAATAGCCCCAATATTAGATGTCGTTATATTTTCATAAACAAAAAAATCATTACCTGATATTTTATAATTAAAACCGTGGCATTCTGATGCGTGAATTAGCTGCCCCCCATTACTTTGATGCACCTGATTACCTACAAATGTAATATGATCACCAGCTATATTAAAGCCACCGTGGATAATATTGTTTTCATAGATAATATGTTCACCATTACCATGGTTATCTAAAGCTAAAACGCCACCAGCTGTATTATTTAATGTGCCGACATGACAGTTAGATACAATAACGTCTCTCACTGGAACACATCCAACATAATCACCACCACCCATACTTAACCCGTGTCTAGAGCTTCTCATTGTCGAGTTCGTACAGATAAATTTCTGTGAGTTTGCAATCATTAATCCATAGTTATTGCCTATCGATGTTGTATACCAATCAAAAACAAAATTATTGATTCTAGTGTTATAACTTTGTCTTATTTCTATCCCTGCAATATTTGAGTTATCAGCTTTAAAGTTTTCAATTAAAACATCTTCTCCATAGGCTACTTTAATTCCAATGACGCCATTTTTAACCTTAACCTGAAAATCTTTAAAAATATTAGTTGTAGGCGTTACCTTATAAATATTAACGCTCCCACCAGATGTATAACTGTCATACATAGGCTGTGACGTAGTGATTGTGTTACCGCTTATTTGAGCTACCTTAACAAACTCACCCGATCTATAAACTGTTCTGGCTGCATTAAAACTTGAATCTGTACTATCATAAATAATAAGTACATCACCAAGAGACAAACTAGGATTACTAGAAAAAGTTATAGTATCATCGCCTTTAGAAATACTACTTGAAAATGATGGTAAAGCACTGCCTAGAGAACCGGATACATATATACCAGATATATTTGTAAAAGTTCCTGTTGAACTAGAGTAGTCTAATATTGTTTGGTTAATACCATCACCGACCATATTTATTTTATCTGTGACAGATATTTCAGAATCTATACTATAAGTTCCGCTAGAAAATTTAATTGTTCCTGCTGTAATAGAGTCAATACAATCCTGTAAATAAGTGGCGTTATTTGCACCTGTTTCGCTTTGTGAAAATCCAAACCACTCAGGATGATATTTTTGTATATAACCTTCTCCAAAAGTAACTGAACCTGTTCCATTTAATGTAAATACTTTCATTACTGGGGCTTTAAAATCACCATTTATTGTTAATGTTATACCTGTAGATACAGAGGCTACGGCACCAGCTGCAAGCTCTAATTGAATATTTGCCGGTACAGTAACATTAGCGTCAATAGTCCAAGTTCCTGATTTTAAAATTAAAGTTCTTTTATCTGAACCAATTGCTGTTATCGCTGCATTTATAGTTGAGGCATCTAAACTACCGTCTTCATAGTCAGATGCAGAAACGATTGTATTAAGTGGAAAACTATCAATTTGATACGTATTATCTAAAAATTCACGCTGCTTAACATTATCAGCGTCATATATTTCTATCTTTAGATTACCGTCAAAATATAACTCAGTATCGAACATGCCAGCAGAATCCAAATCCACCTCTGTTACTGTTGATCCAGATTTGTCTGCTGCTGTATAAACGGCTTGTGCTGTAGAAGTTCCAACCTGAAAAAACTTAGCCTTCCCCCCGCTTAAAACTTTGCCAGAATAATTTCCTGTAACACCGAAATATGAACACTGGCTTATTTGAACTGCTCTTGATCCCATTTAATACTCCTTACCCTGGACTAAAAAAAACACTACCTGATTCCTCATCTAAAACACTTGCGTTTTCTTGAGACTCAATAAATTCTATTTTTAATTCTTGCCTTTTTTGTGCGCTTACTGCTGGATAATCAAAAGATAGGTTATATGCTAATTCATAAATTAAAGTTGAATACCACTCTTGTGGGAAATCGATATCATTTAATTGGCTATCAATATCTTGAGGATACTTAATTGCGTCATAAATAATTACACCGTTTAAATCGTTTGGAGATGGATAAATATGAATATATGAATTTGAGCTATTGTTCAGTCGCTCAAAGTAAAACTTTGACGGTGTGCCTTCTATAGTCTTATCTTTTTTAGCTTTATTAAATTCTGATCTACTTAGTCGTTCTAAATCAGTCTGCTGTCTATTTGATTCCAAAATTAAATGAACATTTTCGATATCGACAATCGAAGAGTCGACGGTATAGACGCTTTTAGATACAGCCGATTGATCTGACGCCCATGCAATCCCTGATGAAGAAGTAGACTTATAGTAAGCAATATACTGATCGCCACTAGTTGGCCTGTTATCTGATGACGTAGTATGCGGTAGTATTGCTTCCCAATATTTTGTAGCATCCGCACTATCTTCCCAGATTGTAGGGGATTGCAAAGCGGTTACAACGCGAGTAGTTCCCCATATCTTTTGTATTAATCCTGGCTTTTTTTTAATGATTACATTTAAAGCCCTGATACCTTTAGATAACTGACTAGCTGTAAGCGACTTGCCGAGACCGATCACATTTAATTTACTGTGAGCGTCCTCGACAATTTGTTGAGCATTTAAGTTAAAATCAAAACTATTACTCGTTGTCATTTTAGTAAGAAATTCCTAGTGTAATTGAATAAGAATCCCCTGATGAATGGCCTGATGTAGTAAAAAGAATATCCCCTGTTCCACCTGCGCTTTTCGGGTCTTTAAACCCTGCTACGTCTTTGAAACAAAGTTTTCCATCTCCTTGCAAAACCAAAGCGAGATCATCCGCGGTATGGTCGAACAAAACTTGAACTGACATACCAGAAACAACAAAGTCTACATAATCAATTTTTACATAACTTGGCGCACCAGGCAGCGCAGAAATATCAACTTTCTGCACTGCCGACTCACCTGTTCCGTCTAACAAATTCGTAAAATGATAAACTGCCCTTTTATCACCTTCGAATAATGTATTACTAGATACTGTGTCAGCCATAAACTCCCCCTATGAATCCGCTGCTGGTAATAAATAACCAGAAGCATCAACAGCAGCCGTTGCTTTATTGTCAAAGAAACCAATATTAGTTCCTGCTGTTACTAAAAGTTCCGCTGCTGTATCTAAATGACGAACTTTATTATCAGCCATAACACCAGTATTTGCAGTTGTTGTATCCGCTGTAATTAATAAAGGGTTAGCGTCATTTAATCTAATACAGATATTTCGTGAAACTTCTATATTAGTAATATCTTTTCCAGTAGCTACATCTGCAATAATCGGCAAATCACTAGTATTAACACCTAGATTAAAATAGCAATCTAAAACTTTAAGGCCGTCCAAATCAGCATCAATATTTAAAAATGAAGTTGTAGCCGTATCCGGTTCAATCCATTTACATCTATGAAATTCAAGACCATCACACTCATTATCGGTTGTTCCAGTGTCTACTATTTCAACAAAGTTCATATTTGTTGCTGTAGCTACAAAGTCACAATCATATACCTTAAAGTCAGTTGCACTTAGTGTGAATAGATCTGCAATATCCGCATAATTTGCCGAAAATTTAATATTAGAGATACTAATATTAGCGGCACTTACAGGGATAGTTGCTGTTGTGGCCGTATCAAGAGTAAATGTAGGTTTGTTAGATCCTACCCCTAGCCCTATAACTGTAATACCTGCAACATCTAGTAATAAAGCCGTTGCACTTGAAATTGTTTCAGAATGCCCTGGCTTTATATAGATAATATCCCCATTATTAGCAGCGCATTTACCAACTGCGTAGTCAAGCGTCGCAAATGGGTAGTTGTAAGTACCGGCCTTACCAATATCAGAACCGGAACCAGAGTCTACCCAAAATACGCTTCCGGCTACCGTATCTGGTACCCTAACGTTTTTGACTAAAAGTCCATTTTTAAAACCATTTGGGAAACTTGAAAGTGTCATTAATTCCTCCTTATGTTGACGCTACGCCGTATACAGAGCGTGGGTCAGTCCAACCAAATTTAAGTCTGTAATAAACTCGAAACAAAGCATCCCCATTTGCTTCTCTTGTCGCGTTTTCAAATTCAGCAGGGAATTTTCGTTTTTGACAAACTAAACCTTCAACATCAGTTGTTAAGAACCAGTAGTTTGTATTTGTCAAGTATGGAGTAGCTAAAACCTCAACCATTCCGTTGTATGGATTGTTAGCGTTTTGTGCTGACTCAGGGTCTTTCATAGATCCTGTTATTTCCATAGCCTTTTTATGAAAACTTGGTGACACTAATAATTTAGTTGGCGTAACTTTCATATTAAGCCCTCTACTATTAGGCATATTCATAAGGTCAATCACTGCCTGTTCAAAAGAGGTCATTGATAGTTGAGCTGGTGTACTCATCTCATTAGACCAAGAACCACCACCAACTAATACGTGGTCAGTTGCACAAAGTTCTTTCCCATCCCCACCAGTTTGAACACTTGAATCGAATGCGTTATTTAAGATATTAAAAGCATCTGTTTCAGAGGTTTGTTGAACTGACTTTGCAAGACTTGTTGGAACCGAATCATAAATACCATAGTTCTCGTCTTCTAAATCCTCTTTAGCAATTGGAACTTGTAACTTATAAGTCAATGCCTTAAGTGTGGTTTCATTACCTAAATAAATATCATCTTCAGGGAAAGCCTCTGACTTAGCAGTTGTTGGGATTAAACCAGTCATTGAATTTTCTAAGTAATTCTCCGAAGATCTAGATGATGTTTTTGATGTAAATACTTTCTCAAAATTGAATTCATACTTACGCATATTGTCATCATATTTTTCTTTTAAATATGGGTATAAATCTGTTACTGATACACTCATTTTATATTTTCCTTTCTATATAGCTGCCGGCGCAGAATTAAAAGCATGCTCAAGTGGAGTAACAAAAACGTCTGCATTATGACCCCAGCTGTTATCAGCTCTTTGTACTAAACCTAATATTCTAAACTGCGCTGAGTTTCCATCTCCTGCAAGTGTCTCTGATAGCTCCGCCCCAGACTCGCCATTACTTGTACTTCCTGCATGAGTCCATATTGCGTCTGCTGCATCAAAATTAGCCGCAGAAGTCGGAGCAGTCCCCCCATTTTCAAATTGGACTTGATAAATAGCTTGTGGGTCTGTACATACACGTACTTTCCCGGCTGTAGAAGCTGCTAAGTAATTAACTTCCTTCCCATTTGAATCAAAACAAGACATAACTGCCCCAATCATGTCATCACTTGCGGCTGCCATAACAGAAACGTTACCGTCTGTGTCGGCCTTTACTAAATCACCACGGTAAATTGCAACAGCTGTACCGCTATCAACACTGTATTCACGAATGAACTCAGGTCGACATTTGATTACTCTAAACCCATATCGGGTATCTTTATTCGACATT